TCCATATCTAATACTTCTCTTTCATCTCTAATAATTCTCATCATATCACCCTGTTCCATACCACTTGGTATTGGTGACATCATTTCACCAGAACTTGGAGGTCTTTGATCAAAAGGTACGAAAGGATTAGCTTGCATCATCATACTAGAATCTTGAACTGCACCACCTTCTTGATAGCCGTACTTCTTTTTCTTTTTAGCCATACCGCCTTTCATCATACCAATTAATCCACCATCTTCAAACACATCAAGAACTGGTTGACCTCTATAGTCTAAAAATCTTTCTGGATTTTGCATATCATATCTCTCACCAGTTGCACTTGAATCATAATCACCGTAAAAAGGATTTCCAAATCTCTTATAATACTCACGAGAAGAATTATCAAAACTTTCATTTAATGCTTTAGAAGCAATAGGTCTTCTTATAATCTCTCTTAATAATCCTTCCAACTCTTTAGAAGCTTTAGTATAATCTTTTAATGGTTGATCAAAATTTCCTACAATAGGTTTATCTTGATTGGCTTGATAAATCATTTGACCCATTTGCCTATTACTAGTAAGAGCCGCTTGTTGTAATTTTTTATCAGCTCGTTTTAATTTTCTAAATAAAAGTTTATCTCTAGCATCTCCTTCGTCACCAATATCTGGGTTTACTCTATTTGCCCATTTTTGTATAGCCTCTACTGGTTTTCCTAATCCTTCATATTGAGCTTTATTAAAAGGCTCTAACGCTTTTCTATATATATTAGCTTCATCAGTATATTTACGTTGCAGATCTAAAAAATATCCAAGATTTTGTATATTAGCAGATGAGCCAGAAGGATCTTCTTTTAATTCATAATCTACATTAACAAATTCAGGGTTTAACTGCATTGGTTCTGCTCGTCTTAATGCCATATCTAATACAGAACCACCTTCCTGCATGTAACCCATTTTATTTCTAACATCTTCAGGAAGTTTAGCAAGTCCGGGGTTGTCATCTGGTACTGGTTTTAGATTGCCATGAGCTTCACCACCATGTTCATAACCCATCATCATTTGATTTTTTACTTTACCGCCATGACCATACATATCAACTTTACCACCTCCCATGTATTGTTCAACCATACCACCGCCCATGTACTGCTTTGCATTGACCATACCACCACCATACATGCCAGTCATATTTTTTAGTGTAGCCATAGCTATCAGTCTATCTATCTCAGAATGACCACCAGCTTCAGGCATATCATTTAATTTTTCCAAAATGGGTACTCCTATCATATCCACAGCTTCTTTGCGAATAACAAATTCACCGGGAGTTAACATTGCTTTAACTGTGTCTGTCGTACCCGGCATTAGTCTCTAATCTCAAAGTGGGGAAAATCATCGAAACGATTGTCCATTACTTGAAAATCCATATCCCAGTCACCGCCCCATCTCAGATTATAACCCATGCTCCTAGCAATACCAATAACAAACCCAGCGAAAAGAGTCTGCCTTTCTCTATCCTTCCAGTCCACAGGATAAGGGGTAACGTCAACGGCTTTAGAAGGACTAGAGTTGTGCCTACCATTAGGATACTTGACTTTAGTACGACCTTCATCATATAATTTATTTTGCCTTTCTTTGCTTCTATGTCCTTCTAGAATAGAACAGTCCACATGTTTGATTACTTCATTGAATACTTCCTGTAAACGCTCATCACAGGTAGCTAATCTAGATTTTGATCTTTTTGAAAAGTATGGCATGTGGTAATTTTATGTAATATAGCTTACAAATAAACAAATTACAAATACAAATGTTTTATGCACGAGATCCAGTCATCCAGTTATAGGCTTTCTTTTTTATTCTCCTAACAGGACTAGCCTCTTCATTTAGTAATGATTCTCGTTTAGTCCTTGTACTCTTAGGAGCTTTGGCAAAGTAGTCTGCATAATACAACGCATCCATTACATCATCGTTTCTTGGCTTAGGATGTTCAAAGAACTCATCTACTAGTTCTGTCATTTCTCTTCTAATATAAAGTTTTTTAGAATTGACAATAACTCCCAAGCTTGTTTCGAGCCTATCTTGTTTTTTTATCCTAGCAGGTGGTTTAACCCCTTTGAAGATTCCGGGCATCAGTCTTTTTTCACTAGCAGACATTCTAGTTACCATATCTCTAACCATTTCCTGTGCCGCTACTGTTTCTATCGTTACTCTTCTTACAGGGTTATACTTGTTTGCCAGTTTGATAATTTCTTGTGGTACGTCAAATGTAGGTATTCTTTCTCTAAAATATTCTAAGACATAACGATTATTGTTAGAATCTATTGCCATAACTAATATCACTTGAAAGTCTGATGTCTCTGATGCTGTAGCCGCTAGGTCAACTCCAAGATAAATGTTCACTGGTATAGCATCTTCACCATCTATGAGATAATTAAACTTGTTACGACATTCTACTTGTCCATTGAAATATTGTATTCTATCTATTTTAAATGCGGCATTGGATATATCTCTAGCATCGTTCATATACTCCTGTGCAAACTTATTTACCAGACCAGCTTCGATAAACTCTCTTTTCTTTGCTTTTAGCTTTTTTAAGGAGAATTGTTCTTTCCAGATAGACTTACCATCTTCTATTGCTCTTTTAAATGTTACATGCCAAGGATACTCTCTTCCTTCTTCTTTTGCTTTATTACTACCATCTAGTACGGTTTGTAAGAAACTATCAAAGTGTACTATTGTACCCGATAACCATATCCATCCTTCCCTACCGGGTGTTTCTTCTAATGCTGGATATACTGTAGATACGATCCATTTTTTGATATCTGCTCTACGCTCTGGTGTTTTGGTATTTAACTCTGATTCAAAGTCATCTAAGATAATACCAGTATAACGAACATCTACCTCTGCACGACCCCTAAGTCTTTGAGAAGTACCTTTTGCTATCAATCTATCCCCTTTAGGAGTTACAATATCTTTTTCAGTCCAACGCTTACCAGCCGCTCCTCCATCTAGATTTCCAAAGTAGTAACGAAGCCTTTTGTTCATTTCAAAATGATTACGCAAATACTTCAAATGGTCAATAGACTGACTTTGTTCTTCTGATACCCAAGCAATAAAGTGCTGTTCGTCTTCTCTGGCAAATACCAGTTTATGCATGATAGCGGCTTTTGATAGTATAGACTTACCAAATCCCCTAGGCATGATAATACAACTACGACTACCGGGTTTAGATGTAATCAACTTATCTGCTACGTCAAAGTGAAATGATGGTGATGCAGACTTTTTAAGAAAGTCATTTGGTAAGAAAGCTCTACCAAAGTAAATAAGACTTTTATAAGACTTAGCCAGTACCTCATCCCGCTCTTTCATTTCAGATGGAGATGGATTAATATTGAAATTGTCCATTATTTGCGTTATTTAGGGTTTTTATTGAAAAATAATATATTGTATCTAGTATTACCTACTTGCAATGTTTTAGGGCTAGTATAGCTCCAAATAGAGCTAGTTTGTGTATTCCAATAAGTATCCTTTACCAATACTGATCTAACTACCACTAGTAAGTTCTTTCTTTTTTTCAGATAACATGCCCTGTTCAAATGCTTTTAATTTTTCTTTACTAAAGCCAGTAAACTCTTGTATCAGTGCAATAGACTCTGATTTCTTTTCTGTATTTAGCATTCCTGATATTTTCATCAAAGTTTCTAATGCTCTAAGCTTATCGTTGTCTTTGGCATCTACTTTATCTACGACATCCTTTGTACTTTCTAATAAATATCTTTTGGTAATACCAACTTCTGACATTAGTTCTTCTATTTCTTTATCCACTTGCTCCCTCACTGTTTTACTTTTTAATAATAGTTTTGATTTACGTCTAGCATCATCAGAGTTTGATGTTTTAGGATATGCTTTGATATATGCACTCTCTGGATCTAAACCCATTGCAATGTATTTAGAGAATATCTTTTTTTGTTTGGTCATACCGCCATGTAATCTAGAATCATAGTTATCTTTTTTTACAAAACGATAAATACTATCAGTTATTTCTCCTTTTAAAGTACTAGTATCTCTTATAGTAACCATTCCAATAACAGTTCTCACATAATCTTGCTCTATTCTATTTCCTTTCATTGCCTTTCTTTTTAATATCTGCACTATCTTACCATCATCTGCGATACACCACTGACCTTCCTTGGCTTCTTTCCAGTTCTTAATTAGTTTTTCAGTAGGATGTGCCGTACGAAACTCTAGCTCGCTTTCGTAAGCATAGTGTGTGACCCCCTTTATCTTTCTTGATAATGCCACTAGTTAGGGTTGTTTAAGGTATACTCGTCTATTTCTATTAATTCTAACTCAGGCATATTATTTACCCGGTATACTAACTCTGCTATTAAACTAATATCTCTAGACTTGGGTTCAATAAGATCTAGGATCTTTAACTGATTGGATATCTGCTTACATCTCTCAATGTTAGTGAATACATCCTTGATCTCATAGTCACCTGTTAAAGCTCTTTCAAACATTGTTTTTTCTCTTTCCATATTTAAATTTAATAAAAACTTGACAAGTTACAACTATATATAATAATATTATCTATCCCCCCTATTTAGCCCGGTTGAATTTTATAATAGTACTATAGTATATATAGTATAGTAGTATATATAGTATAATAGTATTAATAGTATTTATATATATTATATATATTATATATATTATATATTATATATATATTATATATATATAGTAATTATAGTATATAGTATATATAGTATCCTAAACTCTATATTATAGTACCCGCTCTAGTAAGAGATCCAAAAAACTTTAAAAAATTTCAGAAAAAAATATTAGTATGTGTTTCTGTCTTTTTTTACACACACTACCCCCCGCATTTGCTTTTCTCGTTACAAAAATCGTGTTGACTTTTTCGTTTTGACTTTGTGCTCATTAAAATAATGTTGGAACTTTTTCTGTATATAGTCATATATATATCAGTACATTTTTGAAAATTTGGATGCCCGTAGCGGTGGCTACTGAACGTAGAAAGAAAGTAGCATTATATATATCTATTATAGATGCGGTTGTCTATAATAATTCACTCTTAAATAAAGGAAATAATCATGCATATACATGACAATGAAATAGTACCTAACTGGAATAACCAACAAGACATTACTGATTTGGTAATGGCTGAATCTTCTGTAACTGAATCAGTTCCTGAGATTAATAACCTTGGTGGTAATTACGACCCATTTGTGGAAAT